CCCTACAACTGTTACTGTAGATGCAAAGTTTGCAGCACCTCCAACTGTGACTGTACTTTTAAGATGTGTTGCGCCTACAACCGTTACAGTGGATGCAAACGTTGCAGCACCTCCAACAGACACTGCTGCTTTAAGATGTGTTGCACCTGAAACACTAACTGTACTGGCAAATGTTGCAGCACCTCCAACAGACACTGCTGCTTGAAGATGTGTAGCGCCTACAACTGTTACTGTGGATGCAAAGTTAGCAGCACCTCCAACAGACACTGCTGCTTGAAGATGTGTTGCACCTACAACTGTTACTGTAGATGCAAACGTTGCAGCACCTCCAACAGATGCTGTACTCTGAAGATGTGCAGCACCTACTACTGTTACAGTAGATGCAAATGTAGCAGCACCTCCAATAGATGCTGTACTCTGAAGATGTGTTGCACCTACTACAGTAACTGTACTGGCAAAGTTAGCAGCACCAACAACGGATACTACAGCACCTAATCTAGTATTACCTGCAACTGTAACAGTACTTAAAAAGTTAGAAGCACCTCCTACACTAAGAGTAGAGGCAAGACTAACTGCTCCTGTAACACTTAGCGTTCCACCCACAGATACATTACCACCTACTGCAAGATTACCACTAACAGATACATTTCCATCGTATGTAATTCCACCAGCAGCAAAGAGTGTACCTCCTATTGATACATTACCTGCAACATCCATATTGCCTGATACAGATACATTACTTTTATATGTGGCTGCTCCGACAACCGTTACAGTACTTGCAAACGTTGCAGCACCACCAATAGATGCTGTACTCTGAAGATGTGTTGCGCCTACAACCGTTACAGTGGATGCAAAGTTTGCAGCACCTCCAACTGTAACAGTGCTTTTAAGATGTGCAGCGCCTGCTACAGTAACTGTACTTGCAAACGTTGCAGCACCTCCAACAGATACGGCTGCTTGAAGATGTGTAGCACCTACAACTGTTACAGTGGATGCAAAGTTAGCAGCGCCTCCGACTGTGACTGTACTTTTAAGATGTGTTGCGCCTACAACTGTAACTGTGCTGGCAAAGTTTGCAGCACCTCCTACACTAAGAGTAGAGGCAAGCGAAGTAGCACCGGCAACTGTAAGTGTACCACCGATGTTAACATTACCACCCACAGTTAATGCAGCCGATACTGCAAGACTACCACCAAGCCTACCATCTGAAATAAGAGAGGCTGTTAAACCAGTTAAATTAGAACCATCGCCATAATAATAAGGTGCCGTTACATTACCTCCAATGCAAACACCACCTTCAATAATCATGCTTCCGCTTACAGAAACATCATCTTTAAATGTGGCTTTACCGACTGCTGTTAACGAACCACCAATACAGACTGATGTTGCCACATCAAGTCTGCCGCTTACCGAAACATCATTGCTGAAGGTAGCTTTGGAAGTAAAGGTAGGTGCGCCTGCAACAGCAAGTGTGCCGCCTATGCTAACATTATTCTTCAGGATTGCTGTATTTTCCACAGTAACATTGGATTTGAATGTAGCTGCACCTACAACTGTAACTGTGGATGCAAACGTTGCAGCACCTCCAACAGATACGGCTGCTTGAAGATGTGTAGCACCTACAACTGTTACAGTAGAGTTAAATTGTGCAGCACCTCCTACTATTAAAGCACCTGATACTGATACGTCATCTTCAAACTCTGATTTACCTGTAGCTAGGAATGTACCACCTATGGAAGTATTACCTGTAACATCCAGTGTACCCCCTATAGTTACATTACTTTTTAATGCAGCAGCACCCACTACTGTTACTGTAGAAGCAAAGTTTGATGCACCACCTACACTTAAAGTAGATGCAAGACTTACTGCTCCAGCTATAGTAGCAGTACCTCCTATATTTACATTACCACTTACAGACACATCATCTTTAAATGTTCCAGCACCTACTACAGTTACACTAGATTGAAAAGAAGCTGCACCAACAACATTGGATGTTCCACTGACTGATAAACTTGTTCCAACATGTAAATATCCCGATGTAGATATATTAGCACCTACAACTATAGAAGCCGTAATATTTGTTAGATTTGAGCCATCTCCATAGAAAGTAGAAGCACATACTTTATCATCCACATGAAGATTACCATCCAGAGATACACTACCAGTAACACCTAATACCCCGGTAATCTGTATGGCATTTGTTGCTATTTTAAGGGCAGTATTTGTTCCATCACCTGTTTGAACAGCTTTTAGAGAAGTATTTACACCAGTATTAGTTGAACCATTAGTACTTGCAGAGGAGCTTACAAGTATAATCTGCTTATAAGTCTTAGATATAAATTTAGTTGTTAGGTCTGTCATATTGTATTCCACCTCTTATCTGTTGATCCCCAAGCAGTAGTAGCCTGACTCCAAGTTAAAAATCTACCACCTGTATCAGGACGGGGATTAAGGATAGCTGGATTGTCTCTTACATCAGGTATCTTATTCTGAGGATGGTTCTTCAGATCAAACATTCCTTCAAAATCTTGTGGGCATACCAGCATCCCATAACTATTCATTTTCATAATACGATGGGGATATACAAAACCACACGTATCGCACATAGCTAGTGCATTTTTAGTACTCGCCATTAAACATACCGAAGTCTTGGTGTAACTTTCATTACCGCTGTTTCTCTGTTTGCCAGTAAAGCTCTGGAAAGTTTTTCTTCATAATTAGATTTTAACATTTGAATTCTTGGCATATCTATACCGGGTCTTTTCATTGCCATATTATAAGCAAGACCACAGGTTAAACATGGTAGAAAACTTTTATGTACATCAGCATTTTGTATTGCAGATTTATCCACGTCTTGTAACTCACTGACAATCTCCATTTTAAGAACATCTGTAGAATTATCAGGTAGCGGCCAAACAGATAATGTAGGATTATCTACTCCTCTACGAAGAGAATACTGGCTTGGTCTTCCTGTTTGTTTTTTATTAGGAATAAGCAAATACTCTTCAGGGGTAATACGGGTTAATTGAAGATCTGTATCATCTCTATTTAAAACAACTTCAAGTGCATCTATAGTCGATGAATCTAAAGAATAAGATGTAGTACTTACAACAACTGTAATTGAAGACACGGAAGTACTCCAAAGAAGTACACCCATATTCTGCCAATCTTTAAGCATAAGATTTATAGAACGACGAGCAGAAGCAGGCTCATGACCAAGAGTTTGTTCTCCCCCAATCATTTCTATTGCTTCTTGTATTACTTCATCTATATCTAGATTAAAGTTATATGTACCTGAGACTGCCATTATATTCTAAACCTTTTTGTTTTAACTACTCTTCTCTTATAAACTCTTTATGAACTGCTTCTTGACAACAGTCCTTTTTCTCTCTGTTCTCATGGTCACTACATGTTCCTTTACTTTTTTTAGCTTTACTGCCGTATGTGTACTTAAACATTTCCTGTAAATAATCAGAAAGATTTTCTATATAATTTGTAAAATCTTTATAGTCATTCTTATCAGTTTTAATACTTAGTGTGTTTATTAGGCTATAGTCATCATAGCCTTCTCTAACAGACTTCTCATACTTAAAACTAAATTCTTTATAGTTTTCATCAGTAGCTATCTTTTCATCGTCTTTCCAGAAATCTTCTCCAAGCTTACCAGTCATTATTTTCCAACTTTCTTCATTGCCGCTCTATGTGAGGCCATAAAACTTTTACCATTTCTCATAGAAGTCCTCATTTCAGACATATGTTTTTTACTATGGTGTTTAGAATGCTTAGCTAAAGCTGTCTTTTGGCTAGGTGTAATTTTTTTCAACTAACATCTCCATCTTTTTCTGGCTTGTCTTAGTCTGCTATTAGGATTCTTAGCAGCCTTGGGAAACTTCTTCATCTGTCCTGCGGATCTTGCACAATATGACTTACGTCTTGCTGCTCTCTTACCTGTAGGTTTCTTTTCAGTTACAGCAGTTTGTAGCTTACTTCCGGGATTCTGTTTACGATACTTAGCAACACCTTTTTTGGTAAGACCGGCACCAGCT